ATTCCATTGTTATTCTGCATCTTACAACACGCATAAAAAATGAAAATACTAAAATTTTTGGGATGGCTCTTCTTGTCCATAGCCAGCGCCACCGGACTCGCCTCCTTCGCCTCAGGGTTTGGTGAAAACGAAGTTTTCAACTTTCTCTTTGGTGCTGTGGCAAGTTTTATGGCTTTCTTTTACACATGGGGCGCCCGTCGCAACCTTCATCGGTGGGCCCGAGAAATGAGCAAAGACGCAGCGCTTTATCTGCAAATCAGCATCCTCGGCCTTGGCCTCTTCCTCTCCCGACTCGCATACGATCCTAAGTGGGAAAACTATTTGATCGGAGCCGCATTTGCTCTGGCCTGGCTCGGCCCCATTGCCATTGTCCAAACCAAAACAATTCGCGAATTTCACTACGACCCCCTCGGCGACCACGAAGAATGAAAACCTCTCCTCTCCTCCTTACACTCGCCCTGTTCCTGAGCGGCTGCGCCACCAAAAGCACCATCGACCCCGAAGCCAGCAAACGCGCATACGAAGCCCAGTTCAGCGACCGCACCGTCGAGATTCATACCCTCCCCTACGGCGCCATGATCGACCTCAACGGCGATGTCGTCGGAGTCAGCCCCTGCACCCTCGAGCTCAAGCGCTGCCACCGAGATCACTGGCCTGTGAACGGCAATGTCGTCCAAATCCTGCGAGCCCGCTTCTGGGACGGCAGCTCCCAAGAACAACATTTTTTCACCACCACCATCCCCCCAAAAAAAGTCGCCTTCATCCACCCCCACGCCCACCTCTACCCAAACCCGCAGCCACTCAGCCTCACGCAGCGGTAAGCTACAGGTCCCACCATTTCGCCGCATCGCGGCGTGAGACCAGATTCGCGTAGGTCTCGTAAAGCAGGCGCGGAGATGTCCCCATCAGGAATGCCGTCTTCGTTGCATCCTTGTAGTGAGCCAAGTGGTAGCTTGCGAAAGAATGCCGCAGGCAGTTGTCAGGCCACTTCAGCGTCATCACGCCGGATGGCGATGCGCTTGGCTCCACTCCAATCACTCGGCAAGCTTCTCGGATCACCGGCTTCCATTTTTTCACCGAATACCCATCCACCAGCGCCTTGTCTGCGTCCCTGCGTGGCATGTGGCGCTTGAGCGGATCGAATATATTTGCACTGCGAGGCCGTGCCGCCTCCCCCTGCTTCGCATCCTCGTGCCGAATCACGATCTCGTCGTATTCCCAATCAATCGCCGAGGCAGGAATCGAAAAAATCTCTCTTGTGCGCAGCCCCGCAAACGCCCCCGCCACAAGCCACGCCTTGAACCACTCCGGCCACTCGTGATCGAGGAGCGCCCGCATCTGGTCAACCGTGAGGATCGGCAATCGTGCGCCTTTATCCTTCTTCGGTGGAGCGTCGGCAAAAGGACTGTCCCGCACAATTTTCTTCATGGCAGGTGAAGAGAAAAAATCTCGGCACACTGCAAAGACATTGAACCTACCGCGAGTCGTGAGTGGCAGCTTGTCCACCCACCGTCGCATCTCCTCAGCATCGAGGTCTTCAGGTTTCTTCTTCCCATGCGCCTCTGAGAGTTTCAGCAACCCCCATTTTAGCTGGCGCAGCGTGACCGACTCCACCTCCACCGACTTCTTGGCGAGGAACGCAGCGATATAATGCGCCGTCGTCTCCCCTGCCTCTGCCTTTGATGGAATAGCCCCCGTATGCGCCAAAGAAAAAACAAGCTCCGCATGAGCCTTGTTCGCGTCCGATTGATCCTGAAAAAACATCCGCCGGCGCTTCCCTCCATTCATCGCTTTCGGGACATCAATGACCCACCGCGCCAGCTTGCGGTCGAACCGAGGAATCAGTGTTTTTAGATTGGCCATGTCAATGACATTGACATCCATTGACATTTTTGCAAATTCGGAAGTTTTTGGAAAACTTAGGAAAAACCCGTCAAACCCGCTCCCAGTCTACTTCTCAGGCCATTGTTAGGATCAGGAAAATAGAGGCAAAAATGGCGGAGGAGGTGGGATTCGAACCCACCTGTTTCCCTTGTGTCAATGTCAATGATTGACACTTTTTGGATTTTCGTCACTCGTTCAGTAGAGGGAAAAAGGCCAAAAAGGTGGGTTTTGACTCCAACTTACCGCCTAGTAAAAGTGTCAATGATTTTGGTGCATTGACATTTTTTCAATTTTTTTCGACCTGTAAAATTTTACAATTTTCGGGCGACCCGCAGGCGGAGGCGGAGAGGTTTGGGGGGTTGTGACCACAGAAAATTCACACCGTTTTTTGGTGCGACTATTCGGCAGGCATGGCTTGGCTTTGTGGCGTTGGCAGGTCTCTTGACAAGTCCGGCATGGGGGCTGGCTTGTCGGGGAGGGCGTTACCTGCGGCTTTGGGGTAGTCGAATTGGTAGCCTGTGCGGCCGGATTTAGTGGAGTCGTTGATGCGGTCGAGGCGGAATCTTTCAATAGCGCTGCCGCTGCCGTAGCGGCCGTTGTAGGGGTTGCGGGAGCGGTTTTCGTTTGTGGCGATACCGATGAGGGCGTTGAGGACATCCTTTTTCTCGACGGCGCTTCCGCCGAGGCCGGACTCGCCAGGGAGGTTGTTGCGGTGGTTGTCGAGCAGCTTCTTGAATGTGGGCTCAATGTTGTCCCATTTGTTATCGAAGAGGCGTGCGATGGGTTCGTCGCCATCGGCAACGGCGCGGTTGAAGCGGTTGCGGAATTTTGTGACATCGAGGACTTCGGCAAGGATGTTGTTTTGTTTGGATACGAACCACTGGAACGGCACGACCTCGCGGTCGATGCGGGCGGTGTTGCCGAGGTCTTTGACGCGAACAGCGCCAGTGTCGGAGCGGGTGAGGAGGGCAAAATAGCTTGTGTTGAGCGTCTCACCAGAGTCCATGGCTTCCTCGAAGACGCGGGCAAAATCGCGGATGTGGCGGCCAAAGGAATTTGAGAAAAAGAAATTCTGTGGCAAGCGGCGGCCGAATACCTCGGTCTTTCCGTCCGTGCGTTTTTTCAAACTGACGGTGGGGTCTGCCGGGGAGTTGAGTTTTTTGGTTTTGAAAAGATTCCCTACCTGCTCGGAGCGGAGTTTTTGCTCGGCATTGAGTTCACTCTGTTCTTTGGCGCGTGTGTTGCCGGTGGGGTCTGTGACTTGAAAAAGGTTTTCCTGCCCTCCTTGGTCGTTGGCGTGGTTTTTGACGAGGCCGGTGTTGGCGATGTCTTGGGCGCGGCCGCTTGGGGCGACGCGAGCGCCGCGTGGTTTTGACTGCTCGGGGGCGAGGAGGTAGGAGCGGTAGTTTTTACTGTAGGTCTCGAGTTGCTTGATGATTTGGGGGTCGGCGGCGAGGACGGGGTTTTCGTTGAAAAGGCTGGCGGGGGTGTCAAGAGGAGTGCCTGTTTGAGGATCGATGCGGACGCCTGCTGCCATGAGGCCGCGAGCTTGGGCGCCGAGGATGCCTTCGGCGAATGTGAGGAAGTTTCCGCCGGCGGGATTGCCCCTGCGGATGGAAGACCAATCCATGGTGGCGGCGTTGGTGGCGAAGGTCTCGGCAAAGATTTCGTCGCGTGCCCAATCCATGGTGGTGATATCGCCGCGAACAAGGCCGTCTTGTCCGAGGCTATCCATCTCGGCGGCGAGCATGTCGGGAGTGATGTCGATGGGCTTGGGTTGTTTGCCTTCGGCGCGGGCGGCGGCATCGGCGCGGGCTTGGATGAGGGTGCGGGCGTATTCTTCGCCGCGAGCTTTAATGCCATCGGTGCCGTAGGTTTTATCCACCCAGGCGCGGGCTGCGATCTTCTGAGGATTCTCCAAGCCGCCTGCGGTGATGAGGTGGCCGATCTCGTGCGGGAGGGGGTTGCGGTTGGTGGCGTCGAGATTCATGTAGATGATGGGCTTTCCACCATCTGGGACCGTCTGGACAAAATATCCTGCGGTGCCTTTCTTGTTTGGCGAGACCATGTCTTTCTGGCCGTTGACGCGGCGATTGTCGTTGTAATCGGCGTTGTTGAGCGGGACGAAATCAAAGCCGTTGCGGTAGTAGCCTTGGATGGCGGCGAGATCGGCGAGTCCCTGCATGTCGCGGGTTTTGACGAGGTGATTTACATCGCCGCCGACGAGTTCCACATCGACGAGCATGCGGCCGATGTCGCCTACAGCTTGTTGGTAGCGACGGTCGCGCACTCCGGCGACACGCTCAAATGCGGCACCTGCGGCACCAAAGGCAAGGCCGGAGCCGATAGCTCCAGCAGCACCTTCTTGGTCGCCCATATTTGCTGACATGTAGGCGAAGGGGGCGTTGACGATGGCTCCTTTGGCAGAGCCTTTGGCGAGTGCGGCGGTATTGCGGACTGCTTGGACAACGAGGGGATTTGAAAGGCGATCTGCTACAGCGCGAGTGGTGGGGCCGAAGGCAGGGTTGGCAGCGATGCGGGCAGGAGTGCTTTCCAGAGGGATGAAGTTGGATGGGCGCTCCAATACTTCGCGGACTGCGGTAGGGACTGCGGGATTGGCTGCGACGGCAAGGCGGGCGACTTGGTCAAGGCCATTTGTGGCATCGGCAGATTCGCGAAGGATGGTCTTGCCTGCGCGGGAGCCTGTTTCGATGCGGCGGAGGACGAAGAGGCCACCTTTATAGAGGCCGTAGGAACTGGCTATCGCGGTGGAAACAAATGGATCGCCTCCCAAAATTGTGTTTCCTGCTCCTCCCAATGCTGGAATGACAGAGCGCTTGGCAACATCTTTAGTGGCCTCGATTCCTTTCTGCCATGTGCTGAGTTCGACTCCGGTCTGATCGGAGACGGTTTTGGCGAAGCGGTCTAAAAGTGCATCATTGGCGCGGGCGATGCCGCCGCTGGCTTTTTCCAGTCCACTGAGCATCTTGGCGCTGGCTTTTTTCCCAAAAGCTGAAAGGCCCCATCGGGTGCCTGCGGAAGCAACAGGACCTATAGCTAATGGGTCTACTGCGGTGGCGCCCACCTGTGCTTGCGATTGGATGGGCTTTTCCGCTTGGTTGCGCCCAGTGAGAAGCATGGTGATAAACTCGGTGGGTGCGGTGGTATTGTTTAGCGCATCATCCTCGAGTTTCTGTGTCTGGCGGCGTTGGACGAAGCGGTCGTAGTCGAACTGCTGGACTTCTTGTTCGTTGATAGGGCGCACGGTTTGACCGCGAGCAGCATATTGCTTGGCAAGAATATCTGCGGGCGGGAGGCGAAGCTGTGAACTGCTGGCGAGAAGTTCGCCGGTTTCGTTCACGACATATTGTGGGCGTTCGTTCCAATCAGCATCGATCATCTGGCCGATATATTGCAAAGTAGCGCCAGCGAGCTTACCAGCGGAGACCATGGTGGCTGGGGATCGGGCGAGGGTTTCGGCGGGAGCAACGCGCCATGTGCCTTGCTGCATGCGGTCAATAGTTTCGCCTGGTCGGGTGATGGAGCCATCTGCATCGATGGCGGTGTTGTAGATGAAGTCGCTGGCGAGGACGACGAGGCCGCCTACGGCATTGCCGACCATCTCAAGGCTGCCGGGTTTTTTGATTTTGCCCTCGTCAACGAGGCGCTTTTCGATAGCGCTCAAATCCTGCCACTCCTCAAAGGAAGGAGTGTATTGGGGATTGTGCAGCATTCCTTTGACGACCTCCACATCTGGCTCAATGGAAAGATATTCTTCGGGCGTGAGCTTGGTGGTGTCGATGGTCTTGAGAAAGTCGTTGCCGTAGCTGGAGCGGCCGTTTGGGAGCTTGACTGCGCGGGGGGTGGGAGTTGTGGCGATGGCGTTGTCGAGCCATGTTTCGGCATCCATGCGTGGATCGTCGCTTGCAGGAAGAGCCCCCTCCCCGGTGATCAGTCCGGGTGAGCCTGTCTGTTCAGGCGCTCCGCTTGCGGCGATTGCCGTAGAGGCGTTCGGGGGGATGGGGGCGTCCTGCACCGGCAGCTCGGCGGCTGCCAGAGCATCAAGTTCATCGGAGGTCATTTCTTTATTGGAAACGACCGTGGGCTTTGTGGTGGCAAGTTGCTCGTCTAACCAGGCTTCTGGGTCAAGAAGTGCGCTCATTGGCCAGATCGGAAATCGTTGTTGAACTGGGAGCGGAGGATCGAAACTCCTTGCTCGCGGGTGAGTTTGCCGGCGTTCACGGCTTGGACGATTTCTTCTTTGCTGCGGAATTGCGGCTGGGGTTGCGGTGCTGCGGCTGGGACGGTGGTTGCGGGTTGTTGTGCGGGCGTGGATGAAGGGTCGGCCTTGTCGGCGCCCGAAAGTTTTTTCATGTTTGACTGTTGAGCTTCGGCGGCCATGTCATACATGCGCTCAAAGGCTTTATTAAATCCTGCCTCGTCGCGGACTTGATCTAGTCCCAAAGATGCAGCTTGCGCCATAAGTGTGCGCTCGCCTTCAGTCAGCGAACCCTGCCCTCGGTTGGCCTGTGCCTCGGTCAAATTAATCATGCCCTTTAAGCTGTTAAAGTCAGCATTCCAACCAAGTGTCTCTTCGGATGAAAGTAAGGATGGCCAACGACCATCGACTGATCCGACGCGCGGCCTCCATTTTTCATTTTTTTCTGCAACCTCTCCGCGTTTTCCTCCCCTCAAATTATCAAGGAGCCAGACCATATTGGATGCGCGTTGGTATGTTTTTTTCGCGTCTTCTTGGGATTCTTTTGCGGCAGTAGTAAGTGCAGTTTTCTTTGTGGCAACATCAAGCTGGGTGTTAGCAAGTCGTGCTTGAGCTTCTGGAGAAGCCTGCTCGCGGAGTCTTTTGTCGGTCTCGGTTACGAACATGGCCATCTGCTCGGGGCTCATTTCGAGGTCTGGATTGTCCTTGAGATGGTAAAGCAGCTCTTGCTGCGGGCGAGAAAGAGAATCAAAGCCCTCGGTCTGTAAACGACCGATGAGGCCATTGAAATCGAAAGACAGGCCCTTGGATTGGCGCTGTGGCGGTGGGGCGGGAATTTCTGCAACGGGCGTTACGAAGTCTGCCATGTCCTCGGCGGTGGGATTGGGTTGCGGTGTCAGTGTCATAATGATTAGCGCTGAGGAACCATGCTGCGCCAATCTTGTGGAGCCGCTGGAGGATTGGCCTGCGGTTGCGCTGCGGGGGCAGTGTTTGTGTTTATGGGGACTTGGTTTGCGGCCGGTTGCTGGGCGAGTATATTCGCGTTAACGCGGTTGGCTTGGGCGTTGTATTGGGTCTGATACATCCAGCGCTTTAGGTCGTCGTCCATAATAGCCTCTGCTGTCTGCACAATGGCTTGGCGCTTACCGAGCGGCATGGTGTCGAATTTGTCGATGGTTTCTTGACTGAAAAGGGGTTGGTCATCGGTTTTTTTCATGCCTTTGAGCATGTCGAACTTGGCGTTGGCACCGTCCGAGGCGATCCGGTTTTCTTGGGATTTCGTCATGCCTTGAGATAGTCCGCCGCCGATTGCGGCGAGGCCGTCGCTTATTCCTTCGCCCATAGCCATCATGCCTTGGGCGCGGATTTGAGCTGCGTTGGCTGTGGCATTTGCGAGGATTTCTCCAGATCGGTCGTTGACGGTGGGGTTGTATGGCATGGGATTAGGTGGGGAGGTTTTTGGATTGGCGGGCTTCTATGCAGAGTGGGCTGCCAGGCTGGAAGGACCGGCAGGCGGATGGGCGAGCATGATATATTGCGCAGGCGACTCCTCGGCCCACCTCGCCACGGAGGGCGATGCAGCGTCCGCAGGGGTCGGTCTTGAGCAGGGGGTAGTCGGTGCGGAGGTATTCGGCAGGGATGCCGGTGGCGTCGGAGCGGTCGCGCCGGAGCACGGGCCAGCTCCAACGGTGCGAGCAACATGCGCCACACCGTTGACAGTCGTATTGGGATTCCATGTGGGTTTGAAGCCTTGCTCTGGGATGGAGTTGTCTTCGTAGGGGGCGAGGTGGGCGATGCTGTTCACCTCGCTGCGGAGCTTGGGGCACCACACGGGGGCGGTGAGGTGGCGGTTCACGCAGTTCCAGCAGATGGGGTAGTAGTCGGCGTTGTGGGATTTGTCCTGCTTGTGGCCCCACTTGCCGGAGGCGCGGTCGTAGCGGGTGGGGTCCATGGGGACGCCTTCGGCTTCGAGGTAGTCGAAGATGTCGTCGTCGGTCCAATGCCGCATGAGGAAAAGCTGGGTGGGGCTGTCATCCACGCGGCGCACATCCTGGGCGAGTGGCACGCCGCCTTTGATCAGATCGACATCGGCGCTTTTCTGCCCGTGGAATGCGGCGTCCCACGGCCAGTTAAAAGAGCCGGTGGGGCGCTGGAGGACATCGGTGAGGCCGCACAGGTAGGGCTCGCCTTCCTTGGGGTGCTCGGTGCCGAGGCTGAGGACGAGGGCGCTGTGGTGGCCCCATTGGTAATACTTGAGGAAATCGAAACGGGGTTGGCCGGTCTCGATGTCGAACCCATCCTGGATGGCGATGCGGCCGGGAGCATAGTCGAAGAGGGTCAAGTCCCACTCGCGGGCGAGCAGGTCGCTGTGGGCGTAGCGATGGCGGAAGCGGGGTTCGCGCCATTGCACGCAGGGGAGCCGCACGCCGAGCTTGAAGATGAGGATGTGCAGCATGGCGGTGCTGTCCTTGCCTCCGCTCCAGAGGACGACGGGGTTGCGAAATTCCCGCAGCCAATACTCGGCACGGGTCAGGGTTTCATCGACGAGGTTTTGCAGGTGTTGGTTCATTAAATAGCAAGAGCGGTCATGCCGAGGACCATGCCGCCAGCGGCCATGCCGGAGCCCATCATGGAGTTTTGCGATGCGCCTGCGGTGGCGGCCCCTTGGATTTGCGCTCCGCGCAGAGCGGCTTGGTTGTTTTGGAAGCTGTTGTAGATGCTGGCCTGCATGTTGGTGTTTGTATTAAAGAGGTCGCTGCCGTAGTTCATGGTGTTGCCGTAGGCTTGGCCGATCATCGAAGCGGCGTTGCCTTGGCTGGCTATGGGGATGTTGGATCCGAGGGCGCGTTGGTAGGGGTCGAGCGCGACATTGGCTTGGGCGAGGCCGAGATTGTTGGCGTATTGGTTTTGGGCGATGCCTGCCTGCTGGCCGTAGAGGCTGCCGAGCATGCTTTGCTGGCCCGAAAATTGGTTGAAGTTCTGACTGGCGACGCCTTGCAGGAAATTTTGGTTTGCGTAGTTGGCGTTGTAGTTTGCCGATTGGTTCGCCTGCTGGGCGGCGAGGTTTTGGCTGCTGTTGTATTGGGCGGCGTTGAGGTTGGCCGATTGGTTGGCGAGGTTGGCCTGCTGCGCGTAGCCTGCATCGGCCATGGCGGCCTGCTGCGCGTTGGAATTATCAGTGAGGTAGCCTTGTTGCCGGAGCTGGGCGTTGGTCTGGCCGAGCTGGAGGGCGGTGGCTTGGTTGGCGAGACCTGCCTGTTGAGCGTAGCCTGCGTTGGCGAGGTTGGCGGCTTGGCGGTTGGCTGCGTTGAATTGGTTCGTTTGAAATCCAACTTGTTGATTAGCGAGGGCGGCTTGAAGGCCGCCTTGTTGCTGAAACTCTGCGGCGCGGGCGTTGGCGGCTTGGTTGAGTTGAGAGGCTTGGAGACCTGTGCTCTGGTTGGCGAGGGCGGCTTGCTGGGCAAGCTGGGCGTTGGCTTGGCCGGTATTGTAAGCGGTCTGCTGATTTTGCAGGGCTGCTTGCTGCTGGAGCTGGGCGTTGGTGAGACCGAGTTGGAGGCCCGAGGATTGATTGGCAAGTCCTGCACGCAGGAAGGCGTCTTGGTTTGAGAGGTTGGCCTGCTGGCGGTTTTGCAGGTTGGCCAATGCCATGGCCTGCTGGTTGCTGGCGTTGTATTGGCCTTGTTGGAGTGCGGCCTGCTGGTTGGCAAGGTTGGCTTGCTGGGCAAACTGCGCGTCTTGGGAATTGGCGCGGAAGCTGAAATCTTGGTTCGAGAGTCCGGCTTGCTGGGCGTAACCGGCCTCGGCGAGAACTCGCTGCTGGGCGTTTTGGTTATCGGTGAGCCGGGCCTGCTGGGCAAACTGCGCATTCTGCATGGCGCGGGCTTGAGCCACAGATTGGTTTGTGCTGTCGGCTTGGAGGGAGCGGCCTGCGTTGGCGTCCTGCCGCTGGGCGTAGGCTTGGTTGGCTGAGGTGCGAAGAGCAGTGCCTTGGCCGAGGACATTGCCAGCAAAGGTGCGGCGTTCGTTTTCCCTGGCGGTGGCGAAGCGGTCGCGGTTGAGAAGCTCGGCGGCCATGGCGGATTGGCCGAGGCCGAGGCCACGGGCGGATGAGGCGGCGCGGGAAGATTGGATGGCGTCGCGGCTCTGCTCGGCTGAGAGGGAGCGGCCGAGGGCGAGGTCGTTGCTGGCTTGGCCTTCGAGTTGGCCGAGGAGCCCATTGCCACGGGCTTCATTCATCAAGCCCCGCTCGGCGGCGCTGGCACGGACATTCTGCGCTTGGATGTCTTGGACTCGGCGGACGCGGGCGGCTTCCATCGGATCCACCGCGCCGACTTGCGTTCCACCGACGCGCTCGATTGCGCCGGTGGTAGCGGCTTGGACATTATCAACCGGGCCCATTTGCGAGGCGATGCCTTGGGCGGCGCGGACACGCTGGGCGCGGACATCATTGACTTGCCCAGCTTGGGCGGCTTGCACATCGGCAACTGGGCCCATCTGCGAGGACAGGATGCGTTGCGCCTGGACCTGATCGGCAGCATAGCCTGCTGGACCTTGGACATTTTGCACTTGGCCCATGCGAGCAGCTCGGGCTTGGGCTGCTTGAGCATCGACCACGGGTCCTACTTGGGCGGTTTGCGTGTTGCCTATGTTGGCTACGCGAGCACCTTGCGCCTGGTCGGCGGCGACATTTTGGGACGAAATCTGGTCGGGCCGATAGAGCTGGCCGAGGGCCAGCTGGTTCAGCCGGGCTTGGGCGGGGTCGTTGTAGGCCGCTACGCGGTCGGCAGTCTGGCCGACTTGGTTGTAGCTTTGCCCGAGTTGGGCGGCCGAGGTTCCGGCGTCGCGGATGTTTTGGTTTGCCGCTGCGGTGTAGGTGCTGTCTTGGAGGCGTTGCGCAATGTCGCCGGTGTTTTCAATGGCTTGGTCGCTGAGGCGGTCTGCGGTATCAACGGTGGTGTTGGCTTGCGCTTGGGCGTTTGCTTGGGCGTAGCCTGAGATCGCGGCCATCTCGTCGGCGAGGCTGCGCTGCTGCGGGGCAGGCGGGGCGCTCATGCCGCCCATGCCCATGCCGCCGGTGGACATTCCTCCGCCGGACATGGCGTTGTTGCCGCCGCTCATGGCGTTGGACATTGCTGACCCTGTTGACATGGCGTTGTTGCCGCCCATGTTGTTGTCGGACATGGCTGCGCTCATCGCGCCACCACCGCCTCCTCCTCCGCCGGACATTCCCCCTCCTCCGCCGCTGTTGCTCATGTTCATTGCCATAGGGTTAGTCCTTTTCTAAGAAGTGCTTGGCGTTTTCTGCGCCGTAGTTGAGGGTGATCTCTTCGCCTGCGGCGATGTCGCGCAGGGCGTAGTGCCGCATGAGTTCGTTTACCTGGTCGATCTCATGGCAGGCGTTGGGGGTGTCGTGGTGGTTGTAGAGGGGGGCGAGGCCGAAGCCGATGATGCTGGTGGCGTCGTCGAGGTAGTAGCTGTAGGTCTCGCAGGCGGGGGCTTTGGCAAGTTGCTTCTTGGGCACGCAGGCGTAGGGGGCCTCTTCCAGCACTTCGTGCTTGGCGATGGGGGCCGTGGCGAAGACGCCCCACCGGTGCAAGGGAGACCGGCGCACGGCGAGCTTGGTCGCGTGGTAGGGCTCGGGACGGAGCATGGTGGGGGCGGGCGCGGTCATGTTTTGATGCAATACATCATTGCGATGTTTTTTGGACGGGTTTCTGTGCCAAGATTAGTTTGTATTGCGATGGAAGCACTAGGAAATCCAGTAGATACATTGATATCTGTAACAGTCGTAGCTGACCCAGTTGATCTGCCTCCTTGAGTCTCATGAACATTTAAAACGCAATTTCCAAAGGCCCAAGATACGGGATGATTATGAGGCTTTACATCATCGCTTTGTTTCGTTGCAAATGACCCGGAAGCTGTTCCGTCAGAGTTAGTCCCACTGCCACGAATAAAGTATCCGCGAAGATCAGGCAGATTAAATGTGGTGCTTCCGTCACCGCTGCCATAAGAAACTCCAATTTTGCTATAAAGATTACTATAAGTCGATCTGCTCACAGCAGAACCATTACATTCAATCCAGCCATCCGGGATGCCTGCGAAGGCATTAAAAGCAAAAGCCACAACGGAACCAGTTGGAACCAATGTTTCTTGAACTGCTTGGACAAGTTTTGAAAATGATACAGACGAGTCTATCGGCGTCCTAGCATCGGACAGGCGGGAATCAGTCGTAATCACCGCCGTTCCCGTGATGGCGCTTGGCGCGATACCCGTTGCAGGGGCATAGCTTCCAGACGCCTGCTTACCGGCAAGCAGAGTGTTCATCTCGGACTCTGTGTAATAGCGATCATCGTGCGTGTGCGTGGTCGGCGTCCTGGCATCGGACAGGCGGGAATCGGTCGTAATGACCGCCGTGCCTGTGATGGCAGTAGCGGCAATACCTGTTGCTGGCGCGTAGCTTCCAGACGCTTGCTTACCAGCAAGCAAAGTATTCATCTCCGACTCTGTGTAATAGCGGTCGTCGTGCGTGTGCGTAGCAGCGGCATAAGAGCCAGACGCCTGCTTGCCATCAAGGGCCGTTTGCAAGCCCGTCACTTGTGCAATGGTGTGCGTATGGCCAGAAACAGGCAGGCCGGAGAGTTTTGTGTCTATCTCTGTCTCTGTGTAATAGCGATCATCGTGCGTGTGCGTGGTCGGCGTCCTGGCATCGGACAGGCGCGAGTCAGTCGTGATAACTGCCGTGCCGGTGATGGCGCTTGGCGCGATGCCGCTGGCAGGTGCATAGCTTCCAGACGCTTGCTTGCCTGCCAACAGAGTATTCATCTCCGATTCCGTGTAATAGCGATCATCGTGGTTGTGGCTTGCAGCCGCTTTGCCGTCGAGCGCCGTCTGTAACCCAGTGGTATCCGCAATAGCGTGCTGGTGTATGGACGCTGCTTTCCCTGCTAGGTCGGTGGTGAGATTGGTTACGGCGGATTGGGACACTTTATTTGCCGTGGAAATGGTGGCCAGCTTCGTGTCGGCGATGGCGGCATTTGCGGCGATGTCGGCGTTGACAATGTTGGCGACGGTGGCGGCATCGACCATCTGGTGGAGGTTGGCAGGGGTGACGAGTTCGCCGTTGGTGAAGGTTTTGCCTTTGGTGAGAGTTGCCATGGTTAGTTGAGGGTGCGGGTTTCGGTGGGGTCGAGGGCGGAGCGGGTGGCTTCGGCGCTGATTTGACGCAGGATGGGGCGGCCGCTTTGCGTGCGGAAGCGGAGGTCAAGGCCGGTGGCTTTGCAGCGCAGGGGGGCTTTGAGCGTGTAGTCTTCCTCCTCGCCGGTGGTGTTCGTGAGTGAGGCGACTTGGAAGTCCGCATCGTAGTCAGTCGTCACGGCATCGAGCGTGCAGGCGGAGGCGTCCGGCAGGAGCACGCTGGCCTTGGCGCGGGTCAGGCGCTTGGCATTGAGGCTACCCCAGCCGTAGCGGCGGGTAATGAGTTCGGAGGGAATTTCGGTATAGAGGTCTTGCGCGTTTGCGTAGGGCACATCGTCGCCGTAGTCGAGTTCATCGAGCAGGAAGAGCGTTCCGGCGCGGCTTGCTGCGAAGAGGCGGCGCTGGCTGGAGTAGGCGGCGACGAGGAGCTCGTCGAGGTTGATGGCGTAGGTGTCGCGGGATTCCCACTGCGAGTTGAGGGCGTTCCAGAGGAAAAGGGTGTTGTTGGCCGTGGCGTTCTCGCCGATGGGCACCGCGAGGTAATAGCGGTTATTCCACCAACGGCCTACGGCAAGGTGGGCGTAATCGCTGTTGATCTCGTCGATCTGGTCGGCGATGGGGTCCGAGAGCGGCTGGGTGTTTGCGCGGAGCTTGAGGTCGAGCTGGGTGTCGAGGCGGTAAACTCCGGCGTCGCTGAGGAAAAACACAAACTGCCCGGCCGTCTGGATCGAGCGGCGGGCTACGCAGCCGATTTCATCGGTGAGGAGCGTGAGCTTGGAAACGGCAGAGTCCACCGTGAAGGTGTCTCCCGTCGCGTTGCTGGTGTCGGTGAGGTTGGCCAGCCAGATCGAGTTGCGTAGGAAGACCAGCGCTTGGCCTTCGACCCATGGGTGAATGGCGACGAGGTAGTCGTTGCTGCCCTGGTTGGCGCGGAAAGATTGGAAAAACGGGTCGTAGAGGTCGGGGTCGAGAACATCCGAGATGGCCACGGTGTCGCGGCCATCGGGGATCCACAGGCGGTTGCCTATATAGCTGGCCCAGCCGGCGGAGCGCAGGGTCTTGAAGGTCACGCCCTCGGCAGGCACGCCCGAGGCGGCGCGTTGAAATTCCATCGTCGAGCCATCCCACCACAGCGGAGCTTTGACGCGGCGGATTGCGATGTCGGCGGCGACATCCGGCAATGTGCCAGCAGGCACGGCGAGGGTGAAGGCATTGGCCGTAGCGGCGAGGATGTCATACTCATGCCCTTGGAATGCCGCTTGGCTCCCCTCCTCTATCCGCACGCGCTGTCCAGCAGCGAGGCCATGGGCGGTGATGTGGACGGTGGCCGTGGTGCCAGAGACTGCGATGCCGCTGGCGGTGGTGTATTTCCAATCCCAGCCAGGCAGAGTCATGTCGGCCTCGCGCAGGAGGTAGAAACGGTTGAAAGCCTGTATCGTCGAAACGCTGTCCGTGGGCTCGATGATCTCGTCGGACGCTGTGCCGGTGGCGGGATAGCTGATCTCCTCGATAGGCTCATCCTGCCGGTAGAGAAACGCCGAGGTCGGCCCGCAGAGAACGATGTATTCATTCTCGTCGTCGTAGTTCGGCGAGCTGAAAACGCCGCTGGCGAAGATGCCGCCGCTGTAGATCGTGCGCACGCGGGCATTGGCATCCAGCACAAATGGGAGAGTGAGAGGCTGCGTGCCTGCAGAGATGCCATCACCCAACCGCTTCGCGCCTTTGCGCGTCTGCGCCACGCCTCGGTCGAGGCGCATGTTTTCACAATACTGGACCATGCCCGGCTGGAGTTGCAGCGGGTTGAGGCGGGAGGCCATGCCGAGGAATCCGGCGTCGCCTTCTACGATTGTTTGGTCATCGGGCATCTACCTTCTATTCTGCGGATGCTTGTCAAGTAGGCCGCGGATCGCTGCTACGCTCAGGCGTGTGCGGTTGTTTGTGGAAAACAGGTCTTTGATTGCGCTGGCGGTTTTGTGCGGGTGCTCGAGGATTTTTTGGCGAACCTTGGGCAGCAAATCGGCGGGGATGCCGGGGATGGAGTCTGGGG